CCCTACACGAAGGGTGAGTCGGCCCCGTACATCCTGATGATCGACGAGATCAACACTGAGGTCGTTGGTCTGTACCGAAACTGGGAAGAGGGCGACGAAACGATGACGAAACTCGACTGGATCGTCGAGTTCAAGTTCATCCCCTGGCGTGGAGCCTATGCCGTTGGTCTGCCGCACCTAATTGGAGGCCTTTCCGCGGCCCTTACAGGCGCTTTGCGGGCCTTGCTGGACTCTGCCCACATCAACAACGCTGCAACGCTCCTGAAGCTCAAGGGAGCGAAGGTATCGGGCCAGTCCCAGCAGGTCGAAGTCACCCAGGTGGCCGAGATCGAGGCGGCCCCTGGCGTGGATGATGTCCGCAAGCTGGCCATGCCGATGCCGTTCAATCCGCCCAGTCCGGTTTTGTTCCAGTTGCTGGGCTGGCTGACAGATGCCGCCAAGGGCGTGGTGACGACGAGCGAAGAGAAGATCGCCGACATCACTTCCAACGCGCCGGTGGGTACCACGCAGGCCCTGATCGAGCAGGGCGCGGCGGTGTTCTCCTCGATCCATGCTCGCCTGCACAAGTCGCAAGCCCGGGTGCTTCGGATCCTGTCGCGGATCAACCGCTGGTACCTGGACGATATGCAACGCTCGGAGGTCGTGGAAGACCTCGATGTGAAGCGCGAGGACTTCGCCCGGGTGACGGATGTGATCCCGGTGTCCGACCCGCACATCTTCAGCGAGACCCAGCGCATGGCCCAGACCCAGGCGGTCATGGCCATCATGGAGAAGAACCCGGACCTCTTCAACCGCCGGGCGGTGATCCAGCGGTTCTTGAAGCAGATCAAGGTGCCGGGCATCAACGAACTGATGACGGATGTGCCGCCCCCGGCGAAGATGGACTCGGCCAACGAGAATGTGGCGATGTCCATCGGTCAGGCTGCGTTCGCGTACCCCGAGCAGGACCACCTGGGCCACATCCAGGCTCACTTGGACTTTGCGAAGAACCCGGTGTTGGGTTCAAACCCGTTCATCGCCCCAGGGTTTCTGCCGAAGGCCATCGAGCACATCAAGCAGCACATCGTGCTCTGGTACCTGTCGCGCATGAACGGCTATGTACAGAAGTCCATGGGCAAGAAGCTGGGCGACTACGACCTGCTGGACGATCCGAAGGATGTAGACAAACTCTTTGCCCTGGCGAGCCAGCATACCGAGATGGACACGCAGGAAACGCTGCAAGGCATCCTGCCTGTGATCCAGAAGATGGTTCAGGATCAGCAGAAGTTCAAACCGAAGCCCGACATGACGCCCGACGCACAGGTGTTGTTGCAGACCAGCATGGCCGAGACGCAACGCCGTCAGGCCCGCGATCAGGCGGAAATGCAACTCAAGGACAAGCAGGTTGCGGCCGAGATCCAGCGCGAGATGGAGAGGCTCGCGTTCGAGCAGCAGCGTGCCATGGAAGAACTCCAACTCAAGCTGGCGCTCGCCACTGGAGACATGGAGTTGAAAGAACGCATCGAGACGGCTCGTCTGACGAGAGATGCGGCGCAACTTGTGAACGACAAGGAGCGCATCGTCATCGACTATCAATCCAAACTCGGAGGTTCAAGTGGCTACCAATAAACCGCAAGACAGCATGATGATCCCGATGCACAAGCGCATCGCCATGGGCGAGAAGCTCGACGGCTCTTCGCTCCAACCCAAGGGTCAGCAGCCCGCCCAGCAGAAAGGAGGCCTCTCGCAAGCGAAACCCAAATAAAACCAAATGGCAACTATTTCGGATCTGATCGGCGGGATCAAGGCGTCGCAGGCTCAAATTGCCTCGTCCTTGGCGCAGGGAAATGCGCCGAATTGGGACGCCTATCAACGGCTGGTTGGGAGACACGAGGGACTACAAGAAGCCCTCGACATACTCGATAACATGATGAAGGAACACGATGAAGATGAATGAGCCGGTAGCGGTTAACACCGCTGAATTAGCTTGGGCATTTCCGAGCGTAGACCCCGGTGCCAAACCTCTTGGCGGACGCATTCTGGTTCAGTTGCGCCGCACCAAAAAAAAGGCAACGAGTGCCGGGATTATCTTGGTCGAAGAGACCAAGGAAACCGAGAAGTGGAACAACATGGTGGCCAAGGTCATCGAGGTCGGCCCATTGGCGTTCAAGCACCGCGACACGATGGTCGCGTGGCCTGAGGGCGCATGGTGCTCGGCAGGTGATTTTATCCGCGTCCCCAAGTGGGGCGGCGACCGCTGGGAGGTTCAAGTCCCCGGCGAAAAGGATGAAGACCCCGCGCTGTTCATGATCCTGAACGATCACGAAATCATCGCGAAGGTCACTGGCGATCCGCTTCTGATGAGGGCATTCGTATGAACACCGAACCGAAAACCAAAGAAGAGGTCTTCGAGGTCACCGAAGAGAAAGACGGCTCAGTCGTCGTGGAACTGCCGGAAGGCATGGCTACGGTTGAGATGGCCGAGGGCGGAGAAGCTCCCGCCCAGGAAGAAAGTGGCGACGAAGATCAGCCGGGCGACACAGATGCGATCCGAGAGGCTCGCCGTGCCCGCCGCCGTGCGAAGAAGGAATACATCAAGCGCACCAACGAAGAGAAGGATCAGCGCCTGACCCTGCTTCAGCGGCAGAACCAAGAACTCATGGAGCGGCTGGCCGCGGTTGAGCGCAAGACGCACACCGCCGATCTGGCCCGGCTTGACTCGGCGATTGCCGACGAAGAGGCCCGGCTCGAGTTCTTCAAGCGCAAGATGCGCGAGGCCACGGACAACTCCGACGGCAACGCCTTCATGCAGGCCCAGGAAGGCTGGTACGAGGCCCGGCGCAAGGTCGAGGCCATGCAGGGCATCAAGCAGCGTGCGGTGCAGGCCACGAACAACGAGGCAGGCCCGGCCAACCCCAGGCTGGTCAAGCTGGCCAACCAGTGGATGGAGCGCAATTCCTGGTACGACCCCAACGGTGGGGACGAGGATAGCCAGATTGCCAAGCTGATCGACAACCGGTTGGCGTCGGAGGGCTGGGATCCGGCCACTGAGGAATATTGGGACGAGTTTGACAAACGCTTGCAGGCTCGTTTACCGAATCGCTATACTCACGATCAGGACGAACAACCACGAAGGAAGCCTCGAAGTTTCGTTACCGGCTCAAGTAGAGAATCATCGGCCGCCCGCGGAAGCGGAAACACCTTTGTCCTCGAACCAGAACAGGTACGGGCAATGAAGGAAGCAGGTTTGTGGGATGACCCCTCAACTCGCAACCGAATGATCAAACGCTACGCCGAGCAGGCACGAAACAATAGAGGATGAACATCATGGATTCTCGTCTCAAAAAATCTCTCAACGCCGGTGGTCGCGAAACTCGCGCCAGTGAGGACGCCAGCCGGGCGGCACCTGAAGAGAAGTTCATGTCAGCGCAGGAGCGTCGAAAGATGTGGAGCGATGAGTGGACACAAAGTGCGCTACCAAAGTTGCCCGAAGTGCCGGGCTGGCACCTTTGCTGGTTATCAACGACCAACAGCTACGACAGCATTGATAAGCGAATCCGTCTCGGATATGTACCGGTGAAAACCGAAGAGATGCCCGGGTTCGAGAATTTCCGCGTAAAGGCTGGAGAGCACGCTGGTTTCATTGCTTGCAATGAGATGCTCCTGTTCAAGATTCCGATGGAAATGTATCAGGACATCATGTTGCAGATGCACCATGAGAAGCCCATGGAGGAGGCGGAAAAGATCCGCGTCCAACTGGAAAATCTTCAGGGTGCGCGTGACTCCTCAGGTAGGTCTCTGGGGCGGGTTGAAGGCGAAGGCTTTGGTGAAATCGAACGATCCGTTCCTGAACCCATATTCCATGGGTAAGGACATCAACCAAGGAGTCATGCAATGTCTGCAACTAATGCTCCGTTCGGTTTGCGCCCCGCGTTCCATCCGTCTGGACTGGACCGCGCTCAGGCGCTTGCCAACGGTATCGCGTCGGGCTATAGCTCCGACATTCTCAAGGGTCAAGCTGTCAAGCTGAATTCCAGCGGTAACATCGTTATCGCGGCCGCAGGCGACGCCTTCCAGGGCGCGTTCGCAGGTGTGGAGTTCACCGACACCACTGGCCGTCGTCGCGTCTCGAACTACTGGCCCGCTTCCACGGCGTACCAGACCGGTTCCTGCGTGGCCTATTTCTACAACGACCCCAACATCGTTTACGAAATCCAGGCTGACGGTTCGCTGGCTCAGACCTCTATCGGCGACATGGCCGATCTGTCCAACACCACCGCCGGTTCGACGACCACGGGTCTGTCGCAGTGCACGCTCTCGACCACTCTGGCCGGGGCTGGCAACAGCGCCCAGATGCTGATCCGCGATCTGGCACCGTACCCCGACAACGCCTGGGGCGATGCGTACACGATTGTGCGCGTAACCATCAACGAGTCGCAGTTCAATGCGTCCGTGAATGCCATCTAAGAAAGGGGTGAATCATGGCCGCTCCGATGCGTAGTACCGACTTTCGGTCAATCGTTGAACCAATCCTGAATGAATGCTTCGATGGCGTTTACGACCAGCGGGCTGATGAGTGGAGCCGAGTGTTCCGCGAACAGCAAGGCATTCCCCGCAACTACCACGAAGAACCTGTCCTGTACGGTTTCGGCGCTGCGCCGGAACTGCCTGATGGCACCCCGGTGACCTATCAGCAGGGTGGCGTACTGTTCCTCAAGCGCTATGTGTACAAGGTGTATGGCCTCGCCTTCGCCCTGACCAAAGTGCTGGTTGAGGACGGTGACCACATCCGTATCGGTCAGGTGTATGCCCGCCACCTCGCTCAGTCCCTGATCGAGACCAAGGAGACGCTGTCCGCGAATGTGCTGAACCGCGCATTCAACGCTTCGTATCCTGGTGGTGACGGTGTGTCGCTGAACAGCGCGTCGCACCCCATTGTGAACGGCACCTTCAGCAACCTGCTGACGACCGCCGCGAACCTGTCGCAGACCTCGCTTGAGCAGATGCTCATCCAGATCCGTCAGGCCGTGGACAACAACGGCAAGAAGATCCGTCTGGTGCCCCGCCAACTGGTGGTCGCCCCTGGCAATGTCTTCCAGGCCGAGGTGCTCCTGAAGTCCGTGCTTCGTGCGGGCAACGCGAACAACGACATCAACCCCATCAAGTCGATTGGCTTGCTGGACGAGGGTGCCGCTGTGATCTCGCGTCTGACCAGTGCGACCGCATGGTGGGTTCAGACCGACGCCCCCGAGGGTATGAAGCTGATGATGCGCCGTCGTCTCGAGAAGACGATGGAAGGCGACTTCGAAACCGACTCGATGCGCTACAAGGCGACCGAGCGTTACGATGTGGGCTTCACCGATCCTCGCGCCATGTATGGCACCCCGGGCGTCTAAATCTGGGACGGGGGGCTTCGGCCTCCCTCTCATCAGGAGAACCAAATGGCAAATCTGCTCGTAACTCGTTTCCCCAATGGGGTAACTAATGTGGGAGAAGATTCGCCGTTTGCTGATCTGGCGATGCCCGCGGCCCCCCTGTTTCACACTTACTTCGAAGACTTCGACTACTACGCAGCCGGAGACTGGACAGTAACTGAGACGCAGGCTGGTGCCACTCAGGCATTGACGGACGGCGACGGCGGTCTACTTCTGATCACCAACTCGGCGGCAGACGACGATCTTGTGTCCTTGCAGAAGGTGGGCGAGTCTTTCCGCTTCACCCCCGGCAAGAAGCTGTTCTTTGAGGCTCGCTTCAAAGTCAGCGATGCGACGCAATCCGATTTCGTTGTCGGTCTGCAAATCAGCGACATCACCCCGTTGGATGTCACGGACGGCGTGTTCTTCATCAAGGCTGACGGCTCTACTGCGGTGAGCCTGCGTGTCGAGAAGAACAACACGGCAACCGCGACCTCTTCGGTGGCGACTGTGGCGAGTGACACCTTCATCCGCCTCGGTTTCTACTACGACGGTGATTCGTCGATTCAGTACTTCGTCAACGGCGTTCTGGGCGGCACCTCGGTGACCACCAACCTGCCGGACGACGAGGATCTGACTCCGACCATCTCGCTCCAGAATGGTGAGGCTGCGGCCAAGACCATGACGGTGGATTACATCTTCGTTGCGAAGGAGAGGTAATCATGGGCCAGTTCAAGCCGATGGTGAAGATGATGACCACCGAGCCGTCCATTGAGTTGAAGCTCAAAAAGGGCGGCAAGGTCGAGAAGAAGATGCAGATGGGTGGTTCGCCAGACATGGCTGCCCCCGCTATGCCTTCGATGCCTGCTCGTGGCGGCATGATGGGGGCCAAGGCTCCCATGAAGCCCTCGATGGCTGCTCGTCGTCGTGCGATGCGTGCAATGCCTTCTGGTGCGGCCCCGGCCGCTCCGGTGGGCATGGCTGCTCAAGTGATGAAAGAGGGCGGCGAGACCAAGTCCATGCACAAGGCCGAGATGGCCAAGATGTCCAAGACCGCGAAGGCGTTGAAAGAACACGCCGACAAACCCGCGTCCAAGGCTCACAAGGGCCTGAAGACCGGTGGCGTGGTCATGGGTCAAGGCGGCTACAAGAAGGGCGGTTCGGTCAAGATGGCTGGGGGCGGTCTCCCCAAGAGCGGCATCATCAACACCGAGAACCAGGGTGGCGAGTATCGCAACACCAAGATGGACACCGCGAAGCCTGATCACTCCCCGGCGAAAACCGGTGATGTGAAGATGGGCAACGCCGGTGGCTACGCTACTGGTGGCGTCGCGAAGGCAAATGCTGGCGGCTACAAAAAAGGCGGCGCAGCAAAAAAAGCCTACGCGGCGGGGGGAGTTGTTGATAGCGGTGCCCCCGTCGCGATGCCCCAAGGCCGCAAAAAGCCCACCGCACCGGTGTCCATCACCGAACTCTCCGGCACCTTCAAGAAAGGCGGCAAGGTAACTGCCGCTGAAGGCCGCTTGCAGAAGAACTTCGCCAAAGAGAATGCCACGGCTATGCGTCAGGCCAAGGCATACTCCAACGAGGTTTACAGCAAGTACGGCAAGAAGATGAAGGAGGGCGGTATCTCTTCTGAGGCTCAAGACCAGATGAAGACTGCCCGCAACCAGCGGGCGTATGAGAACTGGGAAAAGTCTCAGCGTGAGGAGAACGAGGGGATGCGTAATGCGATCCTCGGCGCTCCGAGGCGCATGATGGAAGGGATCAAGGGCTTGTTCTCTCCGAAAGTTCCCGAAGGCAGTGTCACCAAGACCAAAGAGTCTGTAACTGTGGCACCCGCCAAGAAGCGCGGCGGACGAGTGTGCTGAACCAAGTGGGGGCTTCGGCCCCCGCTTCTCTTTGAAGGAAAGAGATGAGAGTCCAAACTGTTTCCAAGACTGGCGTCGGTTCGAGTGCCGCCCTGGTAATGAATACGAACATCAGCCCCTTCAATGTGGGGTTTGGTGTTGAAGTGACTGGCACGGTTGACTACACCGTCCAGCACACCTTTGACGACCCTGGCGTGGGCTTTACGACTTGGTTTTCGCACCCGACGGTTGCGGGTGAGACGACCAACCAGGACGGCAACTACGCATTCCCCGTGACTGGCGTAAAGGTTCTGGTGAATTCGGGAACCGGCACCGCAACGCTTCGGCTGGTTCAGGCTGGTATCTGATGGGTAAGGTCGGATACGGCGCGGTCGTCGATCAGGCGAATACCACAGATGGTTTTGCGTCCGGCGTCGGAGCGCAGAATGTCTTGAGTGGAACGGATTTCGGTCTCGATGTCGGGGCTGATGGCGTGGTTGACCTGTATGGCGGAACGCCGGTGACGACCTTTTACATCGCGGATGAGTCTGCGCCTGGGTATGTCCTGCAAGAGGACGACAGCAAAATCATTTTGGAGTCATCGTAATGGCAGATCAGAAAATTTCCGCGATGCCTTCAGCGGCCACGCTCACCGGGGCCGAGTTGGTTCCTCTCGTGCAGTCGGGTGCGAATGTAAAGGCAACGCTAGATTCCATTCGAGCATTCGAAAACGCCTACGGCGCGTGGAGCGATGCCACGGATCAGACCGGTAGCGTCAGCGCGGGCACCGTGATTACCATGGACACGGTTGATGTTACTGATGGCATCACGCTGGTCGATAACAGCAAGATGACCGTGCCAAGCGCTGGCAAGTACAATCTGCAATTCAGCTTTCAATTCAAGAACACGAACAATACGCAAGAGGACACGACCATTTGGTTGCGCGTCAACGGTTTGGATCTTGCAAATTCGGCGACGCAGTACACCATCCCCGCACGAAAAAGCGCCAGCATCTTTGGCTACGGGGTTGCATCGTTGACCTTCTTACTGGATCTTGCCGCGAACGACTATGTTGAGATGGTCTGGCTGCCCACGAGCACGAGTGTGACCCTTGAGCACTTGCCTGCAAGCCTGTCGCCTGCGTACCCTGCCATTCCATCGGTGGTTGCCTGCATGATTCAGGTGGCCTGATCATGCCCGCCAAGACCAAAGCCCAGTTCCGGCTGATGAAGGCCGCGGAGAACAATCCGAAGTTCGCCAAGAGGGTCGGCATCAAGCCGAGCGTGGCGGCTGAGTTCACGGCTTCAAACAAGGGCAAGAAGGCGTATAGCGGGCTGCCAGAGCGCATGAAAGAGGGTGGGGTGTCTCTTGCTGTGGGCAGGGGCGAAAAAATGCCTGTAGAGCGCGGTGCGGGGCTTACGGCGAAGGGTCGGGCCAAGTACAACCGCGAGACGGGGTCAAATTTGAAGGCTCCGCAGCCCCAAGGGGGGCCTCGTCGTGACTCGTTTTGCGCGAGAATGGGGCCTGTTGCTGAGAAAAGTGAGAAGGGGAGTCGCGCCCGTGCGTCCATGAAGCGCTGGAACTGCCCCGGATGGTGAGGTAAGACATGGCCTACTCGGGAACCGTCGGCACGACCGTCATCCAAGTCCAGACCCTGATCGATCACGGGGCGCGTCGTGCTGGGAAATTGGCCGAAGAACTGACCTCCGAGCAGGTTTTGAGTGCCCGCGAGTCGCTTTTTTTCCTCCTGTCGAACCTGATCAACATCGGGATCCAGTACTGGGCCATCGACAAGAAGGTTTACGGCCTGAAGGCTGACCAGTACATCTACAAACTGCCGGTTGGGGGCAACGATGTGCTCCAGGCCCTGTATCGGCGCATGAATAGACCCACCCCGAACAGCACTGGTGGCTATACCTCGAGCGCCGGTGGCATTGTCGGGAATGCTTTTGACTCGAACATTGACACCCTCTGCACTCAAACCAGCACCAACGGCAACATCACCGTCGATTACGGCACCAACAACCCGGTCTACATCGGTTCAATCGGCGTTTTGCCGGGCGTTTCTGCGAGTATCGATTGCGTATTTGAGTACTCCGCTGACGGAATTACCTGGAGCACGCTCGAAGACCCTGGGGTAACGGCTTGGGTGAACAACGAGTGGATCTGGTACGACATCGACCCGGGCCAGACGGTGCAGTATTACCGAATTCGGGCCAGAAACGGCTCGACGCTGTCGCTTCGCGAACTCTACTTCGGGAACAACTCGACTGAGATCACGATGGCGCGGCTGAACCGGGACGATTACACGAACCTCCCGAACAAAAACTTCACCGCCAATCAGCCGTTCCAGTACTGGTTCAATCGCACGATCCCCCAGGCGGAGATCTATCTGTGGCCGGTGCCTTCGGACACCTTCGTGCAGATGACGGTGTGGTACTCGCGCCAGATCATGGATGTGGGCGATCTTTCGGGTGAGCTTGAGATCCCCCAGCGCTGGTTCCTGGCCGTTCAGTCGATGCTGGCTCATCAGATGAGCCTCGAGTTGCCCGGCGTGGCGCTGGATCGCATCACCTACCTCGAGCTTCAAGCCGAGAAATACCTGAACTTGGCCGAGGCAGAAGAGCGCGACAAGTCGCCGATCTACTTTGCCCCGAATGTGTCGGTTTACACGAGGTAAGTGATGCCTCGTTTCCTCGACACTCTGGGCTACTCTGACATCGCAATCGCGGTATGCGACCGATGCAAGATGAAGCGCCCGCACGCGGTGATGAGGAGTGACCCGAACTTCCCTGGCTTGCAGGTCTGCAACGAGAACTGTGCCGATGAATTCGATCCCTACCGACTGCCCGCCCGCAAAACCGAACGGATAACGATTCGGTTTCCTCGGCCGGATGTTTCGGTGGCGCTCGATCCCAACAATTTGTCCGCAGGGGAGCCTTACGGCGGCGCGGTGCTTTCCACGGAAGGCAACACCGAGACGCCGGAGAACAATGGCAACCTAGACGGACTGGAGATCCAGCCCTGATATGCCGAACTTAACCATCACCCAACTTCCGGCGGCTGGCCCCATCACTGGGACGGAACTTGTTCCCATCGTCCAGAACGGTCAGACCCTTCGTACCACGACGGCGGCTCTGGCTGGGTCGCCGGTGCAGACGCAGACCTTCCTGACGCTTGTTCAGGAGCCGACGCTGATCAACAGCCGGGCGCTGTCAGGCGGCACTGGCATCGGTCTGGTGGACGGCGGGGCGCTCTCGACCCTCCAGATCACGCTCAACGGCACTTCTGGGGCTTTGGAAGGGGCAGGTACAGGGATCATCGTAAAAACGGGTTCTGGGGCCGTTTCTGCGCGTTCTGTGGTGGTTTCCGGTACCGGTCTGGCCATCTCCAACGGTTCCGGGGTGTCAGGAAACCCGACGCTCTCGCTGGATGGGTTGATTTCGGCCATCGCGCAGGTCGGCGGCACCGGGTTGCTCGCGATCCAGAACGGTGCAACCGCGGGCGGGGTACTGATTGCAGGAACCTCGAACCAGATCGCGGTAGCCAACGGAAACGGATCGGGCGGTAACCCGACGATCTCCATTGTCTCGGATCCGGTCATCCCAGGCACCGGCGGAATGGTTGTGCCTGTGGGCACCGCCGCGCAGGAGCCGGTCGGAATCAGCGGTCAGTTGCGCTTCAACACAACCACGCAGACCTTCGACGGGTATGCCGGGGGTC